CCAGAGAAATCTACATTTATTAAATTAGCATTTCTAAATGTGGCGACTGCTGAGTTTACACTTGATAACAAAGGTTTATCTGTTGCGGTAATATTTAAGTTAGCGCAATTTTGGAATATTCTATCGCTTGCAATGTCAAAAGCCCCCCAATTGCTGATGTCTATAATTTTTCTGTAATCACCAGTAGCAGCAAATCTAAACGTATTTACCGCACCTTCAATAGTAATAGTGTAAGTTCCGCCCGAAGCGTAGGTGTGCGTGTTTAAAGTGTTCACCGTTCCATCTCCCCAATCAACAGTATTACCCGCAGTCATAGGTAAGACAATAGTATCAGAAGCCGACCCAGCTTGAGTAGTATCCCACGTTGAAACAAAATCGGGATTAGGTGCAGCACCGCCACCGCCTCCGCGAATTGGTCGAAGTCCTATTTTAGAACTACCAATCATTGGTTATAAACGATAACGCTTCCACTTGTTAAAGTGATTGCAGTTATTGCTTCGCCACTTGGAACAACTATATACGCTCCAGCTTTGAGCGGAGTGCTTAGTCCGTAAGCCGCTAAAGAGTCAGTTGAGCCTACGGTGAAAACGGTTACAACCGTGTCCTCCTGAGCGATAAAAGCGTAGCCCGTTAGTGAAGTGTGTGCGGCAGCACCGAGAACTTTGCATCCTCTGCCTCCGAGTAATTTTTGTGAATCAGTCATTTTTTAAATTGGTATTTGGCACTTGTTATAGTCGTATGGTTGAGTAATCGAAAGAACACAAGCGTGTCCGCTTACCTTGTCATCAAAGCGTTCGGTGAATGGTTCAAGTGTTACGCTCGGTTGTATGCTTAAATCGGTTGTATGCAACTGTCGGAAGTAAGCTACAAAGTCAAGCAAAACTTGAATCGTGTCCGACATTACTTCTTGCTCGTTCTCTTCGCCCGGTAAGACTCTATCCATCGCCAAAAGTCGAATGTTATAAGTTAAAGTTCTCTCGCTTAATACAACGCTCTCCTCAATAGCCCAAAGAACAAGGTAGTCAAGTTCCTTCGGGTTGATTTCCCAAACGTCCCCGTGTCCGTACTGGTTCACCTGAAGGTGTGCAGTCGCCTCGTTTTCGATTAAGGTTAGTATTTCGTTGAGCGTGTACATATTTCTTTAGCTTGTCTAAGTTCTTACGATTTACGTTTACGCTCATATTTATCTTCTAAACTTATGTTTCTTCTTCTGTTTCCCAAGAACATTCCAGTCGTGTAAGTTCTAGTATCGGGTTGGATTGTATCAAGTCCGCTATTCGGGTTTGCGTAAGCTGGATAGTTTGTACTGTTTTCTAGTAAGAAGTTAACCAGTCTTTCCGTGTACCATTCCGCTTTATCACGGTACTTATGTTGGATAAAATTAATCTCGTCAAGAGAAGCGTTAGAACTGTTCTCACTTGATTGTTGGTGCAGTCCTTTGTTTAGGAACTTGTAACTAATCGCAGTCGGTGCTTCAGCTTGTACCCAATACAATAAAGAAGGTTGTATGTAGTTTTCTAATAAAGTTTCGTTTGCCGTTGTTAAACTTGAAGCGGTTATCTGAGTTTTTAGTTCATCGTAAAGAGTAGTTCCAATCTTGTGTTGGATGTGTATGTCCTGACACATTAGAACAACTGGACGAAGGTATTTAAAGTCAATATTCTCGTGTAAAAGAGTATTGTCCTTTAGGAAAGTTTCGGATATGAATAATACGTTAGCCATCTTACTTCTTTATACGCATTAGTTTCTGTTTCCAGTAGTGGCGGCAATGGTAACTACTACCCCAAAAGCCACCGCCTCGCATCCATACATTTCTATTTTGACTTACTCCTATGTCTTGTATTTCGTCAAGTTGCCAAGACTTATTTTCTTCCTCCACCAATTTAACCAGCTTCCTACAAAAGTCGCGAGTCGTTGGAATAATAGAATCGCCACTTACTCCGGGTCTTTTTTCGTAAGTGTATCTAATAACGAACTCTTCCTCTACTGGTGGTATTTCTTTAAGTAATCTTTCGCCTTCTTTGGTAATATTCACGACTCGTTGGCTAGAGTCTAGCACTTCGCCAATCTCCAACACAATAGCGTTCGATTCATTCAATACCTGAAGCCCAGCCATAACTCTTTCAATAGATAGTTGTAACTGCTCCGCAATTGCTAAGAATGGAGTGGCTGGATTCTTCTTTAAGATGTCAAGAATAGCCGTGTCAATCGGGTTAACTTCAGCGAACCAATACTTTCGGTTAAGTTCTTCGTGTAGACTTGCGGATGTCTCGCTTTCAAAGTTCAAAGCCTTACCGTTTCCTACTGCTTCGTAATACGTTGAGCCGCAATTCTTGAAGTGTTCAATTAATAAGTCGTCCTCGTCTTTTGAAGTCTTAGCCGCTTCAAGTGGTTTTTCAAGTTTTGGAAGTCCGACCTTCTCGCGAATCTCTTCTTGAGTCATTACAGACGTAACGGTAGCCTCTGAGAACTGAACGCTTATCGGTTCGGTATCTTGGATATAAAGACGATTTGAAAGCCCTTGCAAAGAAGCTAACTCGTTAAACACCCTTTCAATAAACTGTTGACGGTTGTTTATGTAGGTGTTTTGGAACAACTCAAACGAATCAACTAATTGATTTCTTGAAGTGAATATTCCGTCCTCCTTGATGCCAAATAAAGCTGGGTCGGTTACTTGGTGTCCAGCGTAGATTTCTCTTTGTACCGTCTTGTTTAGAATGTCGAAACGCTTATCGAAGTCGTTTCCGTTTAGTTGCTGAATCTCAACTCCTCGTTCCTTAGAATCTGCGAAGTTTAAGACGATTGAATTAGCATTATCAGTACCCGAAAATTTGCTAACTATCTGATTTTCAATCTGTTCTTGCTCCTCAACGGTGGGTTCGCCATTGTGAAAAGATACGATAGTCCCGCCAACAAATCCCGATTTGCAACTATTGAGATGAAAATTCGCAATTTCAGTATCGAGTTCAATGTAAGAAGTAGACCCTAAATAAGTCGGTAGTGGGTAATACTTGCAGTCAGGTGAATAACCTTTAACGTAAAGTAACTGTTTGCCACTTGGCTCTTTCCAGTTAAACGCTTCTATCTTCTCAACTACTGGGTTGTGTTTGCTCCAGTCCTCCGAGTAGTAATAGCAAGAGCCGTCATCATTGCTTCGATACCTTGCAAAGTCAGCGTGATAAACTGCCGCTATCTTGTCGTTAAGTTGGTTGTAAACTATTTCAAGAGCAAAGCCGTTATATAGTTCGTAGTCAAGCGCAACCTTCTCTAAGATGTCGTTTAAAGACTCGTATTGGTTCGGATGGTTGATAAACTCTTGCAACTTCGCAAGTCCCATAGTGTCCAATCCTTCAGCGTTAACCGCCCAACCTTGCCCGACTACATAATCTTTTTTAGATTTGATTATAGCGTGGTTCTTTGCGCTCCTTCTGTAAAGGTCAAGAAGGTATTCCGGGTAACGGTTTTTGTATTCGCCTTCGTCTCCGAATAGAATCCAATCTTTGCCCCTTGCCTCCTTGAAGGTTGGGACTTTTTGAGTGCCAAAGTTTAATACTTTAAGAGCCATACACTACATAATTAGAGTTGCCGCCTGAGTAGCTGGTAACTGGTGTGGTTGTTCCCGTAACCTTTACAATGCCGCTTTCTAATTCAACTAAGCCAGTAGGGTCTAGGTTAGAACTTGAGACGTTTGCGTAAACATAGTATCGCCATTGTCCTTCTGTGGTCATTTCCACCTGAGCGTTAAGATTATCGGGGCTTGTTTGTTCTGTTATTGTAAACCTATTATACCTATTCGGGAAAGAACTAGAATCCGTTGCAATGCAATACTCCACCGCTTCGGTGTTATCCGATTGGAATTTAAAAAGGTAATAGGTAGCCGTCCCCCTTTCTTTCAAGGTTAAGGCTATCTCGTTCGGGCTATTTCGTTCGATGTTTATCAAACTGCAAAGACAACAAATTCAACGTCTACGTCTGCCGTGTCAGCTTGTGCTGAGATGTCGTCAATGTCAACGAAAGCACTAAACGCACTTGCTGTTGCATCAACGTCCATAGAACCCGTTGAAAGCATAAATGTAGCACCAGCATCAACTTTAACGTCTGCCGTTTCTGCTCCCGACTTCTTGAACCTTACTCGGATAAAGTTAGTATCGTCAAGGTTTGTAATTCTAATGTAACGAATTGCCGAACGTACAAACTTCCCTCTTCCGTTAGCTGAGTTCAATTCGATTAAGTCAATCTCTCCTGAATGAGCTACGGTCATAACCCTACGGTCTGCCTCTGCCACGTTGGTAATTGTGCGAGTATGTGAGCCGCCTCTATCTACGTTTCCGAGCGTTAGAGATTCTACTATTTGAACAGTTGCCGTTGCGGCAGTTACGGTTGAAGCCATTGTGTTTTTATATAGATAGCAAATTACCTTTTTTGTGCCATCTGTAAAAAAAGAAACCCTCACCGAATGGCAAGGGTCTCAAAACAGAACTAAGAAAAGAACTCCCGAAAGAGATTGTAAAGATAGTATTTAAAAAGTTACGTTAGCAACATCAGCTGGAGTTATAGAAACCATTGGTTCTCTTTCCATTCCCGAAAGCGTTAAACTGTAACCAGAAAGGTCTCCAAACGCAGTCCCAGTAGCTGAAGTCCCAGCGTTTAACTCAAGACCGTTTTCGTAACCAACTAACCAATAAGAGCCGTCATTGCCTTCAACGATAGCCACAAGCCTTTGTTGAGCAAGAACTTTTATCTCGTTTCGTTTTGTAACGTCAAGTTTTGATAGAACAACCACAACCTCAGGAGTAAAATAAACGCTTCCATTTTGAGAAGAACCATTAATCGTTTCCGTCAAAGAAGATGTTTCTTTTAGTTGCTCGTACTTGTAGAAAGTTGCGGTTGCTGGAATTACAGTAACTGCTCCGCCAGCGATTGTTGCGCTTAACGCTTCGTATTCTTGAAGACCAGCTAATCTAACACTCTTCACCCCACCTACTGCATCACGACAATCTAGGTCATAAGACAAGCTGAGTGCACAAGAAGTATATGCCATTTTATTTTTGTTTTAGAGTGAAGGGGCGACCGAAGCCGCCCCGTTAAATTATACAGTAATAACAGAAATTTGGTCAGGGAACGCCACTTGTGCGCCAACCGTCAACTCAACCGCAATTTTAAATTTACGGTCGTCTTGAGAGTACCAAGATTCGATTTTTGAAGCATCTTCTTCCAAGTCCATTCCGATGAACATATTGCTAGTACGAGCAAGGTAAACATCATTAACCTCAGTAAGTCCGCTTGTCGCTTGAATCTTCAAGTTAGTTCCCGGCATAACCATCGACAAAGAACCCATATCGCTATTGTAGCCTTGAAGCTGACCAGCATCAGTATTAAATGAACCAACGCCATTCAAAATTGAAACCGCCATTGAGCGAAATTTATCTGCGCCTACAAAAACAACTGCGTCATCGTTTTCGATAACTGCATCTGCCGCCGCTTCGTAAACTCTTTGAACTGCTTCCAACATATTAGTAGCGTTTAAAGGAGTTCCTACTGGAGTACCTGAACCGAAAGCCGCAGTGTTTGCGTTGATGTAAGAAGCACCAAGAATAGCATCTCTGAATCCGTTAAAGAAAGCGTAGTTGCCCGTTCCATCGGGAAGTGAAGATGTTTTAGTAAGTCCATTAACTGACTTCCAAATCATTTTCTCCAATTCGGCAGAAATTTTACCTACTAAATGGTTTGCGAAAAACTCCTCGAAAGGGATAGTTTCGTAATGCGCTCCGCTTGGAAGTTGAGTTCTTAGGTAGATTGCCTCAAGTTCTTTTGGGCAAAATTCCATATTCAACTTCAATTTAGCTGGGTCTATAAATCTCTGCGTAAGAGTGATGTCTCCGCTTTCATTCCAAGCACAACCGCTTCCGTCTTGAAAATTTACTGAAATATCAGCTAAATTGATAGCACTCTTGCCCTTAACATTTAGTTGTTTTTCGGCTAAAGCCATTGTAGGCGAAGATGTTAACGCACGTGCGATAAGTGGGTAATTTTGCTCTTCAATATAAGCCTGAAGAACGCTCGTTAGTGGTGATGGTGAAAATCCCATTTTTTAAATATATTTTTTGGTTTATTTTTTAGTAATAGCCAATCGCATTTTTTCAGCGATTTCAGCGTAGTTTGTTCCTTTGTTAAAAGGATTAGCAACCTTCTTTGTAGGTGCTTCCTTTGGCGTAGCCGCCATCTTCTCAACGATATCAGTCATAAGACTAACCGCTTTTTCGATGTCGCTTACTTTGTCATTCTTTGCGAACTTCTCAACTTCAGATTGTATAAGAGTAGCTACCGAGTTCATAATGTCCAGTTTGAAAGCATCTGCATCAAACGCTGGAACTTCTGCGCTCATTTCTTCCTCTTTCTCCTCTTCCGCTTCTTCTTCAGCTTCAGGCTCAAGCACTTCAACAATAACACCCTCTTCGGTTCTTACTACTTCACCGCTTTCAAGTTCGTGTTGTCCGTCAGGTGCTGCTACAATCTCGCCATCTTCGCCAACTACGGAAAGAGCCGCTCCAATTTCTAAAGACTCGTAACGAATAATTGTTCCATCGATTAACTTAGCATCGACAAAAGCATCTTCGGTTGTTTCGCTAAAAAGAAGTTTTTTGATTTCGGGAAGTCTTTCCCCTACTAGTTTTGAAATGTTCATAGGTTGCTTTTTATGTAAATAGCAATTCTTTTGAATTGTGCCACTTAGATTCGTATCTTGTAATTATGGTAGAAATAATTATAAGCGAAGAGCAAAGAAAAAGAGCGCAAGAACTTTATGAGTTTAAGGTCTTGAACAACTCAATAGAAAAAGGAAAAGGAAACATTTACGGAGCAATCGGTGAAGTAATAACTGCCGACTATTTTAGAGGAAGAAAGTCTTCCGTAGATACAAATGCAACTTACGACTACGACCTAATTGTTGACGGTTACAAAATAGACGTAAAGACTACAAGGCTCAGCGTTGATGTAACGCCCTTACCTTACTACGCAGCTAAAGTATGTAACTTCAATACTGGGCAGAAATGCGACTTCTACTTATTTGTTGATGCGTTAGACGACCTTTCTAAGTGTTGGCTTTGCGGTTATATCAGTAAAGAGAAATATTACCAAATAGCAGACTTCAGGAAGAAAGGAGAGAAAGACAGAAGTTTTACCTATCGAGCCACTTGTTACACGACTCGAATAGATAACCTCAACCCTTTATTTTAGAGCCTTCTCAATTTCTTCTATAATCATTTTGTCAACGTCCATTTGTCGGGACTCGCTGAACACGCCCTCAACTGAGAAGCCGTTAAACGTGCCGTCCTTTACTTGCGCCCAAACTTCGTCATTGTCAACCTTATAAGAAACAAACCAAGAGCCGTTAGGTGCTTTGTCGAATCCCTTAGGCGTTGGCTTTGTATCGTCAATCAAGAAAGACTCAAACATAAACACGCCATCGACTTCTGTCTCGTGGTCTAAGTTGGTCGCGTTGGTCTTGCCTTCCTTCATAAACTTGTAAGCTATCTTACGAATTGAGTCAGCATCAAATACTACATAATACTCCCGTTCGTCCTCGTCCTTTCTG